ATAAGCCACTGTAGTATTAACAGCATTTGTACCATCGACATTTGCTACTACTATTTGATTAATTTTAAACACCTTGTTACTAGAGGCAGGATTAGCTAGTAATACATTCTCTGTAGTGTTAGAAGGTGTTAGATACGCCGTTTTACCTGTAATGGTTGTGACGCTTACTATGTTGGGAGCAGCCATTATTTATCTCCTAGAATCCCATGACCATTGCCAAAGCTATAGCTGTTCCCGCAGAAGCCTTAGCGTCAAGCTGTGTTTGAATGTTTGAGGTGACTCCATCCACATAATTTAATTCAGCGGTGGTAGCAGTCACACCATCAAGGATATTTAGTTCTGCTGTGGTGCTAGTAACACCGTCTAAGATGTTTAACTCTGTAGCTGTGGCTGTAACACCATCAAGAATGTTTAGTTCAGCAGCCGTGGAGGTTATGGAAGTTCCTGCAATCTGTAAAGTGGTGGCATTAACTTCGCCAGATGATCCATATACAACAGCTTTGCTATTTACAATGGTTCCTGCGCTTGAGCCATCTACTAGGTTCAACTCTGTGGCAGTGCTAGTTACACCATCTAAGATGTTTAGTTCTGCTGCTGTAGAAGTTACTGCTGTTCCACCAAGAGTAAGTGTTCCAGTAATTGCAGGAGAAGCTAAAGTTTTATTGGAAAGAGTATCTGTGGTTGCCCTACCAACTAGTGTATCTGTTGAGGGAGGTAGTGTAAGAACTACATTACCGCTGTAAGCACTATGGGGAGATGATTGTAGCTGAGTATAGTGAGCATTAGAAACTTCACAATAGAATTTGACATTAGAAACAGAACCGCTATTTTTAAGAACAATCTCGCCTGATTGAATGTCAACATTGCCATCTAGCCTTACAAGTCCTGTACCGTTTGGAGTAATAGCAATATTACCGTTGGAGGTACTGACAATAGCATTGCCATTTACGTCTAAATCGCCACCTAGCTGCGGTGTAGTATCTTCTACTACATTTGATATTTCTGTTCCGGCTGTAAGCCCTGCTACTAGTGTGCTTCTAGTAATTTTTTTAAGACCACCACCAGAAGTATCAACAGCCATAAGAACATCATCATTAGCCACTGTAGATATTTCTGAAAGATCTCCAACGGCTGTAGACGCAAAGCCTGTTCCGTTTGCGATTAATAAGTTACCAGAAGTGTTCGTAGCTGTCTGGAAGGTAGTGCCTTTTACTTCTCCAGATGAGCCGTAGATAACTGCTTTGCTGTTTACAACTGTTCCGGCAGTAGCTCCATCTACAAGATTAAGTTCTGTAGTAGTTGATGTAACGCCATCAAGTAGATTTAATTCTGCTGCTGTAGCACTAATAGCAGTACCATTATAATTAATTGCATCTACGTAAGCTGTACCATCTATATATAAATCTCGCCACTCTTGACTAGAAGAACCTAAGTCATAGGTATTATCTGTGTTAGGTATGATGCTACTGTTTACATCTGCACCAAAAACAACATTGTCATCTGCGGCATCACCAAGAGTAAGAGTACCACCATTAAATGTAGTAGTGCCTGTTACTGTAAGGTTACCTCCAACAGATACATTACCCGTTGTAGTAATCGCATCTACGTAGGCATTTGCCCAATAATTAGAACTGTCCCCAAGACTGTGAGTACTATCAGCACTGGGTATAAGATCTGACGCAACATCAGCGGTGACCGTGACGGTATCCGTAGCTGCGTTTCCAAGTGTTGTGTTTCCTTCAACAGATAGTGTGCTACTAAGAGTAACAGCCCCAGATGCAGCAAGGGTTGTAAATGATCCTGTACTAGCAGAAGCAGCACCAATAGTAGCCCCATCAACACTTCCACCATTTATGTCTGCCGTGTCAGCAACCAAAGCATCTACAGTTGCTGTCCCATCTAAATATAAATCTTTAAACTCAAGAGAGCTTGTACCGAGATCAATGTCGTTATCTGTGACAGGTACGATAGCTCCATCTTGGATTCGTATTTGCTCAACAGCGGAGCCGCTTACTTCTACGTAAACTCCCCAACGGTTATTTGTACTATCAACTACAATCTTATTAAGGAAATCTTGATCCCCAATAGTATGGATATTACCACCCTCACCGGAAGTACCATCGTGTCTATGACCCGTAGTGCCACTAGAAGCATACGAAAAGGCTGTCAGTAATTGATTAAATTCATCATTGAATAAAGCAGCAGTGATGGTATCGCCATCTACAAAACTACTTTGTCTAGTGTAACTTGTAGCCATTATTATCTCCTACCGGAAGGTCTATAATCTACATAGAACCCATTTATTGAGTATGATGCTTTTGTATCTTGGCTAAATATTTTAAAAGCCACATTATGTCCACTTCCTTGTACTGCTTGTCTAACCATAGGATCAGAAGTTGCTCCAAACACCGCTGTACCAAAAGTAGCATTTCCAAATACAGAAGGTATTGGAATACTATCTAAAGTGTAGTTAGGCGGTTGAGGTTTGTTAGTATCGTCAAAATCATAAGAAACATTTAAACTAGGTTGCACTGTGCCTTCTGGACTAAAAGACATTTTTACGTAGTGTAAAGTTTTTAAAGTTCCTGCATCACCAAAATCTAAATTAGGTGTTTTGTATCGAGCGTTAATATTTTTTGTTGTACCACCGTCTAAAAAAGAATTACCAGTGTCATGGTTATAAATATATCCGTCTTTGTCTCCATGATAATATTTTTCAACACTATCTTTATCAAATCCTGAATTTAAACCAAAAGCCTGTATGCCTTGAGTTTCAGACCACTCAAAACTTTGTCCTCTAAAAGTTCCTATAATTCCTTTTGCAGTAGTGGGTGCTTGACTAGTTTGTGAATAAAATAATCTATATTGTGATTTAGATCTTATTACTGCACTATCTATTTCAAAATCATTTATGTTAGTTGCTATGTTTGTAATAATACTTTGTATCTGTCTTGACACTGAGCTTAACTCAGTATCGCCAATACGTGCTGTACCTGCTACTGTTCGTATACCATCTGGTGCAAGAAATACTAAGTCACCACCAATTTCTTGAATGCTGTAACCGCTAAGACATCCTACGTTTTCTGCAATAGGATCTATTCTTACATTTGAAGAATCATTTATGTTAATTAGTTTGTGTATGCTATTTTTTGCAAACACAATAAGATCAGTTCGGAATCCTTTAATCCCTTGTATCTGATCTGATATGGTTACTGAACCTGAGCCAGAACCTGAAAAGTCTGTAGCGTCATTGTATACGCTATAAAAAACTGTATTTAAATTGTCTTCTACACCCGCAGCAATTAAATGATGATCATGAATAGTTATGTATTTTACAAACTTAGTTCCGGTTACTGTGATTTCTTCTGCAAAAAAAGTACGTGTGCTTAATGCACCAGTGCCTTCCATTCTAAAAGAGTAAAGTTTATTAGCACCATCAGCAATAATAACTTGACCATAATCAAAGGTAGCACCTTCAAACAACACAAACTGACATTGTGTTTGACCTAATCTTGTTAATGTCGAACGCCCAGTAAAAGTTGTGTAATTATCTCCACCACTATCTACACTACTTCTATTAATTTGTAGCCATGAAATTCCATCGTTGCTAAAAAATATATCAGTACCAGAACAAACTATAACGCCGTCAGCATAAGTAAATGTACCTAGTACTCGATTAGAACCATTTGGTCTTGTGGCTGAGTCACCACCAAAAGGAGTAAACCCGTTTACACGCCTGTAACCGCCATCAGGGTCTACTTCAAAATTTACAAGCTCAGTAGCAAACCCCGGCTGTTGCAGCATTTGAAACTGATTTAAATTGGTATTAAGACCGCCTTGACAAGATAAACCAAATGCTTGCATGATTAGTCGAACCTAACTCTATCGTCAGATATAAATGTAGGAACAGTGCCTATAAGGTTTTCTCTCATGCTTTTCAAACCTTTCTTATAGTCTTCCAAAGCAAACGCAGCCATCTGTGGATTGTCTTTGAATTGATGCGTATAGTATCTAGCTTTAGACAAGATTACTGTTTTGTACACATCAGGAAAAACTATTGTATCTCCATGAGCAGATAGCTCTGTAGGAAGATCATAAGCAAAAAAGTAAACTCTATATGTTTTGTCTGGTATAGGACTCAAACCAAACTTACGTGAGTCAGGACTTCTAATAACAAGGTTAGGCTCACCACCTACAGCTTGGTCGGCATCGTCAGCATTTTCCATAGCCCTTCTAAAGTCTTTCCACTTTTCTGTGGTCATGAACTTTAGATTCTTAGAAACATAGGGTGCTGATTCACCAGAGACTCCTATAGTTGTAAGATAAAAGTTATCCCAATCTATTGAGCCATAGTCAGTTGTTATATCAGAGCTAGATGCTTTTAGTTCATACCATCTAGTTCCTGCTGTAGTTTCTACAACGACATTGCCATAAAACGGATCTGTTGCTCCGCTTTCTCCAGTTGCTAAAAAAGGCCACTGCGGTTCTTCATTTACAATGTCCAAGTAAGCACGATTGATACAGTCTTTTGCGTGTTGCTGTATTCCAATAGCAGAAGAAAAAGTAGATGAAGTTAAAACAACTTCATTTAACTCCCTTAGCAATTCATTTGTCAGTTGTAGAAATGTGGTAGCCATTAATCTTTTTCTCTATGATTTGGAGGATTGTCAGGATTTCTGAATATCCTGTCATAGTTGTCATCAAACTTTTTCTTGTCTTCGCCCTTTAAATAAGCAGAACGAATCTTTACTTTCTTATCAACATTAAACCTTATTGGATTTTTTTCACTTCCGATTTGTGGCATGAGTTATACCTGTTTAAAATACATTGTGACTTCAAAGCCAAGTCTTATTTTTTCATAAGTTGGGGTAGACCATTTCATACTTTACACTCCTATAAAAATTAAAGGGGGCCATATTTCAGACCCCCGATAATCTTAGTCGATACCGTAGAATGCGGATACCAGAGCTTCTGGACGCAGTACCTTGGCTCCATAAACATGGAGGCCACGTACAATGTCACCAAAGCTGCTTGGATCACGAATTACTTCAGTATTAACGATGGTCTGAGCAGTACATGTAGAAGACATGTGACCGGCAATACACTTACCTGCGGCATTAGAAGTCGCATCAATGTTGTTGCTCTTGTACATATCAAATCCACGTAACTTACCAGTCGATACCAGACCATTACGGATTGAGCCTTGACCTGCGTTGTAATCAACGCTGATCAGCTTAGAAGAACTCTTCACTAGCTGCTCGTAGAACTCTGGATTTGCAAGGAACCAACGACCTTCTTCAGGAACATTTTGCTCGTCAAGCAGAC